TTAACTGTTGGTGGGTCTAAAATTGAAAAAGAAACTCAAGCATCAACTGAAGCACACTTTAATAGATTATTAGATCCTACAGATCCAAACGGTAAAATTGTTACTGATGCAATTAATGCTATTAAAGCATCACAACAAAAAGAACCTCCTACTGGAAATACAGCAACTGCTGCACGAAAAGCAATTGAGCGAGCCGTCAACGAAGTTGGCGGTGAAGCGTTCTTATCGCTTGATGGTCTGGTAGCTTTAGCTGCAGCAACAAATGAAGACTTCACATTAAAAGAATCTTTTACAACTAATCTTCCCCTGGAATCAGATGGTATTACTAATGGTATTGCTATTGGTTTAATGCTGTCCAGAACTGATCCAGAACTTGAATCAAAACTAGCTGCTACTAACATTCATTTTAACGATGAATATTTACATAATGGTGATTGGGTCGAACAAGATTTATTGAATATCGACTTATACGAAAAACTTGCCAATATTTGGAATGATGGACTTAATAATGGGAATCTAAATGGATTCTTTATTGAAAAGAAAGATGGCACACCTAACAAGAAAAGTTTATTCAGTAATTCAGATAAAATATTTGGAATACGAGTTTTAGGTGATCTAAAAGAAAAACCATTAACCCAAGAAGAATTAGATCAAGGCAAAACACAAAAACTTATTTCTACGATTGGACGTAAACTCTCCAAGAATCCATTAATGATTACTGGTTATGGAGCTGGCTTTGAACGTATCCAAAGAGAACTAGCAGCAACTGCACTTGAAAACTTTTATAGAGAAGTAATGATTGCTTCTAGAGATAAAAATGATCCTCAAGGTGCATTGAATGACTTATTCTTTCAGTTAAATAATTTCATGGGAACTCCAAAAAATGATAATGGTACATTTAAGAGTTTTGCTGAAATTAAACCTCCTACTCCAGCAGGGGCTAAGAACTGGTTATTCCCTACTCCTACTGAAGCACAGATAGCTGCAGCAGCAAAGAAAGGAACAGAACCATTCAACAAACGAGAATTTTTCTTGGATCGGTTTGCTAATACATATGGTATTGCTCTTGGCGAAGCATTAAATACTCAATTTGCTGATTTCAGTAGATTCAGGGGAGCTATCACTGAAGGCTTCCGTGTGATGTACATGGTGTTTGAGAAAAAATATGCACAACAAATTGAAGAAGCTGAAAATAAAAAGAATGAAGATCTGAAACCAGGGGAAAAACGTAAAGCTCTCTCTGAAGAAGAGAAGCGTACTGTCATGTTGGGAATGCTTGAATACTTCCCAGCTATTAATGCTGCCTTTTCTGAAGGATTCAAAGATCGTTTATATGTTCTAAAAACTGAATTACAACGTGATGTTCATAATCCTAATGCCAAAGTAAAAGTAGAAGCTGGTGTTCCATTAAAAAATACTTCTAATCCTAATGAAGATGGTAAGCCATTAAATTCATCTTCAGGTGCAATTAACAAAGTTGTACCAGTTGATAATTCTACTGCAGGTATAGTTCTAGGTATTCAGTCTCTGGACTCAGCTATTATTTCCCAGGTTTATGCAGAGCATATGATGATGAATATTTATGATGCTGGTATGTTCAGCATTCTTAATGCACAAGCTGCTACTAAAGATCTTAATAAAGCTATGCAGGAGATCTTAGAGGATTATGACATTATTGCTGAAGTTGAAACTTCAGTTGATCGTATGTTGGCTCGATTACGGAAATCTGATCCAGCAATGTACGATGAAATTGATGCAGAATTATTAGCTATTGATGAAGAAGCTGATCCTGAGAAACAAATTCAGGGAGAATTTGGTCCTAAGTCAATTCAAGAAATTCAGGATGGTTTATCTGAAGAAGCAGCTCGAGTAAAAGAAGCTCGTAAAGAAAATAAACCAACAAATTATGGTAATTATTCTTACATCAATGCCCAGCATATGATTGAAGATGCTGCCAAAGCTAAATCAATTAATGAAAACTCATCTGAAATATTTGATGAGATGTCTGATGATTTTGATTCTGACTCTTACTCCCCCGATCATGATAGTGATTCTCATGGTTCAGCCACTGATACAGCCAGGGGAATCGATTTTGAGAATTTTGCTGCCACTTACGAGAAAAATCTTACTGGTGAAAACTCGATAGAAATTTTCGAACATCTAGGAAAACTTGACAAAAAAGGTAGGTTAATTTTTGGCAATGTTGAGGAGAGTTTGGAACGACAGGGAGAATTGAAAACCTTACTGGATACCTTGGTTAATCGAGTAATTGGACAATTAGATGATGCCCCTCTGGAATATGACCTAAAAATCAATGATCAGGGCGATCTGGTCTATGGTGGCATCAAAGGTGACAAAATTCGGATACATGCAGGTAAGGGAACCATAGGCAATTTAAATCAGATCTCTGCACAGGAGACACTGGTACATGAGCTAATACATGCTGTTACTCAATATGGCATAGATAACAACTTTACCGTCCGTAAACAGCTCCAGAGGCTGTTCAATGAGGTCAAATCACAGGTCACAGTCCAGGATTTCCTCCAGGTAGACGCAAAAGGGCAATTACTCACAGCAGTCGACCCAGCAGCTGAATTAAAGGCTGCTCAGGAGCGATATGACTACATATTCAATAGTAAGAATGCCCTCCATGAATTCGTTGCCTTTGGCCTCACAAATCAGCAATTTGGGAAGATTCTAGCCCGTGCACAGCGTAGAAAGACCAAAGTAAGCCTTACTACTGGTACATGGCAGGAACGGATACAGGCTGCTTATACAGCCCTGTTGGAGTGGATTGGTGACAAGGTTCAAGGAACCCAGCATTTAGGGGCTGATCAGGCTCTCCTGAAGCTGACTGAGAATATTGTAGATATTAATACCAAGAATCATTTTGATATTCTGAAATATCTGGACAAAATTCATGGGCTGAATCCAAAGATTATTGAGAAATTCAATAAGTTTATCTTCGAACCATATAACAAGTGGTATCAAAAAGAAGAGGCAAGACGTAAGAAATCTGGTGTTACCAGACGAGCAATAACTACTGTTGCTGGTGTTCCTCTGATTGCTGCAGCAACTCTTCGTAGTAAAGAATTCCAGGCCATGATTGGACAGGTGCGTAAAGCTATTGGACTTAGTGAGAAGAACTTCATAATTAAATTAGCTCGTGAAGCTGCTGGAGTAACTCCAGATACGCTTAAGTGGCACAACTTATTACGCGCATCTAAACACTTAATTGACCAGGCTCGTAAGCATCTCTCTGAAAATGTTAAAAGTGATATTTTAGAATCATTTGTTATTGAAGGTGCACAGGAATTAACTCAAGAAGATCATGTAGCTCTTAATAAAATTTTATTAAAATTAGATTTAGAAGGTTTATTTGAAACTCATACTCCTGAACAAATTATTTCGATGTTAAGAGATAATGCTCAGGTTGTAGAACGCATTAATGCTATTGAGCAGGAACTAAGCGTATATGGTGAGAACCAGTATTATTATCGTAACCAAGCAGAAAGTTTGGGACATATTATGGCACGGGGTAAAGCCTTAATTGATGATCCAATGTTAAATGCATTTAATATCGCACAAATGCGAAACATCGCTGGTAAAGAAACTACTGGAGATCTGAATAAAGCTGAAGCATTAATTGATGAGTTGGCTACGTTACATGGAATAAGATACTCCAAAGGAGAAACTAAAACTTTGGCTGCTAATGTTATTGAAGATCAATTCCTGGCAGATCCTGAAGACAATGGAATATTAAATACAATTGCTATTCATCGTGGGCATAAAGAATCTTCACTTGATCAATTATTTGATGGTGATAAAACCACTATGATCAAAGGCTACACTAAAGAAATTTATAATCCCCAGATGGATTTTAAAGTTGCTGATGTTGCTGAAGAAGGGGAAATGAAACGACAGGGGTATATTCTGGATAGTATTATTACGAAAGATAAACGTGATACAAATAAAAAAGAAGTAGCTATTTATATTTCAAAAACAAATGCACTTGATCCTACAATTAAAGCTATTGCTTCATTAACCAATAAAGAAGCTAAGGGACAAACCCTTTATGATATTTATAAAAATGAGGGGCATAACACAGCAAATCTAGATGCTCTGTTAGCAACTGAAGCTATTAAAGAAGAAAATGCTGCCTTCGTTGAAGCGAACCAATTTAGTGCTGCTCCTTTAACCAAAGGGGGTAATAATTACTTAATCCCAATTATGGATCGTAAAGGACAAATTATTACTTATCGGTATTTAATGGCAGAAGATGTTAAAGATCGAGTTCTTGAAAAGAATAATGATTTTGCTGAAATCTTAGGTGGTATGGAAGGAAGTGTTGTTGATAAAACTAATACTAAAGCAATTAACACTCGTGTAATTGAGACTGCTCATCAGGAGTATATTGAAAATTACAATAAAGACCCTTCAGCATATGTAACGATTGGTAGAAATGCTACTGATCCTAAGTATCGTGAGATTTACACCATGATGCCTGAAGATATGAAACGAGATATGAAACGAATTTGGGGTGAGGATAATATTGAAATTCGAGAAGAGCTTGTCGATTTAATATTCGGGTACAGAAAACTGAATTTTACTGATTCAGCATTAGCGAAAAAATTCACTGAATCTAAACTTGGTCAGTTTATGAGAGCTGAGTTTCATATGAAATTGGTGGGAGATATTTGGCAGGAAGTTGTTGGATTAGCCAAGGATTATATCGTGGTTAAATCTTTCACTGTTTTGAAAGATAACGTGATCAGTAATAATTTTCTTCTCTGGGTCAAAGGGGTTCCCCTGGAAAATATTGGTAAGTATCAATCAGAAGCTATGAGAGCACTTAGCGATTATCAGCGTGAACTCAATGAAAGAGATAAATTACAACGTAAACTTGATACTCGTAAAGATCTATCTACTGCTACACGGAATAAGATCCAGGGAGAGATTAATAATCTTAACGCCAGCATAAATGTTAATCCTGTTACTGAATTAGTGGATCTTGGTATCTTCCAAAATATTGTTGAAGATATAAATATAGCCAGTAATGAAGAAAACAAATTTGGATTCAGAAAAGGTATTATCGATAAGATAACTCCTACAACTGATAAGTATGTCCCTGATAAAGCAACAGATGGGCTAAAACAAGTTATTATGACAAAAGATACATTTATGTATAAGAAATTATTACAAGGAACTCAATACAGTGACTTTGTTGCTAGATATGCTTTATGGAAAACCCATAATGATCGGATTAAAAAGAAACATCCTACAAAATTAAAAGAGTATAGAGAAACCCTGGCTAAACTGGAGAAAGCTACTCAGATATTCCAGAATAAAACTGATCTATCTAAAACAGCAAAAGAGAATTTAGCCAAGAAAATTGAACAATTGAGAGATGATTTAAAAGCAAATCCTGTAAATGAATTACGGAAAGATGCTTTAGTCGATATTATTGAAAGTTTTATCAACTACGATGTACCAACGAGTCCTGAGCTTCAATGGCTCAATGACATGGGTGTTCTGATGTTTACAAAATTCTTATTCAGAATACAACGGATCATTGGTAGGATCTTCAAAGAACAACCTGCAAATGCTTTTGCAGTACTAGCATTACAGGAAGCCTTTGGAGAATTTGCTGATATACCTGATTCAAGTTTAATTACTTCCAGTTTAATTAATCGTGTGCATAACCCATTCGAAATTATTCGTGAAGCTACACATCTAGCTGGATTAGAATTAGCTATGAAACCTATTGATTAGATTTTCCTTTTTGTTTCTCTTCATGATGCTCATGGAGAGCTACATATACTAACCAAAAAATTATACCTGCAATAGCGATAGCTCCAATAAATGGAAGTATTAACAAAAAGAGACAGACTACAACTGTAACTCCTATCGCTTGTATAATTATTAATGGGTTCATAGTTTTATCCAAAGATTGAGTCAGGATTGTCATTACCATCATTTGAATCATTAGATTCAGCTTTTTCTTCAGTATTATCTGAAGCAAGTTTTACAGTTTTAGTTGGTTGATCAGTTATAGTTACTGCTGCAGTATAACCGTTACCTTTACGTCCACTTTTAATAATAACATCAACTTCTTTATCAGTTGTATCAATACCCTGCTTATTAACATACTGGGTAATAGCTTGTTTGATTTCTTCATCATTCAAAGTTAAGTTCACAATTTTCTCCTTACTTATATTTATGTGCACAAAAATGAGCAATCATTAGGGCATCAGCTCTACCATCTAAAATACGTCCTCTAGGAGTTCGTATATCACAACCTGGATAAAGTCGGTCAGCTGATGCTGCTACTAATTTTTTTACGTCAGTTGTTGATCGTTTCTGTCCTTTCTTTTTTGCTGGGACACCACAAAATTTCTGCCATTCTTTTGGTTGAACTATATCTTTACCTATAGGAAGTAAATCTAAGAGTGTATTGACTACACCGACATTCCGACCAAAAGTAAAATTGGCTTTGGCACTAGCACCAAAAACACTATGGACTTCTTCAATCATTAATATTCGTATATTTAAATTAGTAGTTGCATCAGCCAACCAAGCTTGTATTTCATTCAATGGTTTATCATTTTCAATGAAAAATATCTTAGGTTGCTTAGTACTATCTAAGCGCAATAGACAAAACGATCCTGTTTGTCCAGGGTCACATGCTATTACATTAATAGTTGCCATTAACTTGCCCCAATTAAATAAAAAATATGGTGCTATTGGGTTTTTCGGTCATCATTCTGTAAACAAGTTCTAGAATATTTACAGCCCCCGAGATCATCGCACCTTCGATCTGATTCAGTCAGAGATTAGGCAAATAAACTTTTTGCCTGACCTCCAGATGTACTACCAGAGCCAGCTTCACCTGCAACTTCTTTGAACTTGTTGCGAGTATTGCCAACATTCTTTTCTTTCCACTTATCGTAGAAAACTGCTTCAGTTTCGCCAGCAGCAATTTCAGCATTAGTCAGATGATCAGTAGCACGAAATGCTTTTTCAACTTCATTCTCTTCACGAGAATCGTTGGTATCATGGTACTTGTTATCATCACCCTTAACAGATTTGTTAACGATTTGACGTAGAACACCCAAAGTAATTTCCTTACCGAGTAATTCAGTAGCTACTTGACGTTCTGTTGGAGCTTCTTTCTTCAGCTCACCATTCCAAATTTTAATGGTTTTAGCTTCAGTAGTCAGATCACCCATGTCTTTACCACTAGCAAGTTTACAAATGCTATTAGCTTGACTGAAACCAGGGAGATATTGTTTATTACCATCTTTATCCAGATAGTAGTTTGTAGCACCTTTAGCTTTACCACTTGTAACCCAGAATGTCTGACGCAGGTTTTCACCGTTCTTTCCCTTGAAATGGAAAGTTAAGCTGGTGGCTCCACCTTTAGATACATCAAAGTAAGCCAAATCGATTCCCATGTCATAAACATTTGAATCTAAGAGGAATGAACCTCCTAAACGATCACTTTCTACGGCGATAGTGTCATCAGTTTTTAAATTATCAAACATATATATTTCTCCTTTTATTGATAATATTCATGCAGACGTTGGATAACGTGCTGAATGTTGTTGTCGATGAAAGTTTCCTTTACATCCCACATACCTAAACTGCTTCTCATACGTTCATTCACAGTTTCTTTTGTTAACCTGGTTTGATAAACATACTTAAATCCGAGATGTTCCTCTTCATCAGTAATACTTAATAAATCAGATTCATAAGGCTCCAATTTTGCAACTGGAACTTTTTTACAACTTAGTACGGTACTGAAATAAGATTCAATACCCTGGTTCATTAATGATCCCTTAACTTTAACTAAAGTTTCATTGATCATTTCAGCTTCATTCATCACATCAGATGTATGAGCCAGGAAGATAATATTCTTTGTAGACACAGCTACATATTGGGACATTAACTTCTTCATAAATTGAGCATACTCACCCCATGCTTTCATGGTATTGGTAGCACTCAACACATGAACAGTTTCATACATGTCCATAAGATATGTTAACGAGTCAACAACAATAGTATGAATATCTTTTAGATCTTCAGCCTTAGTAAATGCTTCATAAATTTGCAGAGGATCAGTTACAGCTAATTCCATAAACTTACTTTTAAAAGGCAGCTTCTTATTATTTTCACAATTGAGATACATCACACCTTCAGGCTTCTCAATATTCATTAAGCTTGCACTTTTACCAGTTGCTGACTTACCACCAATCAGAACTAGATTGTCGTTTTCTTTAGACATGATTTCTCCTATTGAATGTCGCGTTTAGTTACTGCTCTAACAACAGTTACCATGATTGTGTTATTAATTTCTTCTTCGGTTAATGGTTCTTTTAATTTGGAATTAAATGTCTGAACTGCACCACGAACATTTTCAACACTTTGCCCATTATCGACCAAAGCTAAAGCATATCGAATAAGTGAGTTAGATCGATTACCGATGGTGGTATTTAAAGCGAACCATCTTTCAAGATTAGATAATGATTGGTTATCCATCATCTTTTGAGTTTGTTCCTCTTCCTTTTTGGTTTGAGGAATAAATAACATTGCATCAAGAAGTTCTCCATCTTGATAATAATGTTTACCGTTAAATGATTGCCATTTCCGTGCTATGTCTTTCGTTTGATCATCACAAGCAAATGGAAGCCAGTTAAATACATTCTCCATAAACTTTGCATAAGCTGTTGGGGGTAATTTAACTGTATGTGATAATGGGAATATAATTCTAAAACGATTAGCTTGATCTGTATGACGTTTAGTTGTTGCAAAGAATGCTTTATAGTCTTTTAATAATAATTGAGCACTAGCTAAACTTACTCCTTTATCAACATCAATAATTACCATATTGAATCCTGGAATTGCGCTGGAAGCGCAACGATGTCCTTCATTAAAGTGATGAGCTGTATAGTTATACCCTTCTGCACACACAACTTTATGAATGTCTTCAAATGGTGCATATTCGCCCTGATAATTTTTAGCTATATCGGTACTATAAGCTAATTTCATTTGGGTCAAATCAGTTGCAGCCATTGATTCCCCTTCGAGGAATTCAATACCATCACTATATGTTTTCTTAATAACAATATTATTTTTATAACCATATGCGATAGCTAAAGCCATCATATCTTTCTTTTGAGCTTCACCACCTTTATAGAATGGAAGATCTTCAACCAGGTCAACTTGAGTTATTTCACGCCCAACGTCAGCAATATAATTTGCTAATTTAACGTAAGGACGTTCTCTGTTAAGTATTTGTTTAAATGCTTCACCAGACTCCTCAACTAACTTAATAGCAGAGTAGAGGTGATCCTCTGTAATCTCATGGCTTCCATCTATAAACGCATATGTTCCTGCTAATTTCATAGCTTTGTAATAACGATGAGCTGTTTCAGCTTTTAGAATTTCTTCATGATCTTTTAGTTCATCTGAAATATCTTCACATTGAATTTTATATTTAATTAATTCCAGACTTACATCCTTAGTCATAGCTAAAGTTGTATGGAAGTTAATAATATCAGCTAATTTTCCTAACTTAGTTGAAAGTTCATCAAGATAATCAGTAGATGAAGTGTCAGTCATCATGTCATAAACTTGTTGTGCACTTAGCTCTGTACGTTTATTTAAACGCTTAGTAAAACCAAAGATACATCTTCGTGCATATCCTGTTTCCAACATGGTATAAAATTCACGTTCTGTTTTATCCCCATCTAACAATTTACTTGGAGTACCAAATAACATCATATTAGTTGGAGTACGCCCTTCAATTTCTTCAACACGTTTATTATCAGCAGTGTTTTTTATTAACTTCTGTTTAATCTTACCTACATCGTAGAGTTCTAAAAATGAACCAAGAACATCAGTATTACTCATAAGATTCGAACCAATTTCATCCATTTCAAAATTAACTGAGCCAGCATTAGCCATAAGTAATTTATGACGCATTTGTTTAACAGCTGCAGGAGTACCACTATCGAATGAGAATGCTAGAGTTCCTAGTGTTTCGAATTCTTTCTTCAGACGTTCAAGCATATCTGCTTCGTCTTCGTTATATTTAATTGCTCGTTTAATTGCTAACTTAGCAATATTTTTTTCAGCTACAGCTAGGAAAGTTTCATTTACAAATCGATCTCTGAATTGATTGATTACTTGCTCTTCAACAATATTCGTTGAATGCCCTTTACCATGTCCTGAACTAGCCAGGTTCATTGCATAAAAATTAACAGGGATAATACCTCGATCATGTGTCTTAATTTCAGTACGCATCATTGATGCTACTTTACTAAAGTAATATGCAACTAAGACACGAAAGAATAATGGATTATTATTCTGAGTCTTCTTCATAAGAATGCTAACGAGTTTTTCAGCGGGCTTAAAATGCCCAACATTATTGAGGTCTTTCATTGCGTGTCCTTAATTTAAATCTTGGTTAATTTGAAAAAGGTGGCTGTTTCCAAAATTTCTAAATCATTGGGATCATTGAGATCATATATGGCTTCATTGAATTTATTTCTGATGTAAAGAAACTTTTCTTCCTCTTCATCAATAAATCCAGTTACTTCATATTTTATTCCTTTGATTTCGACAGCAGCAGCAGTTGCGATTGCAATAAATAATGCATCTGTCTTAGTTTTCTTTTTTGGAATTATCTCTTTAATCGCAGGTAGCCGTTTATATACATCGTTAATTATTTTAGGGACTACTGCTCCTAAAGCGATCTTTATCAGGGTATAACGTATCATCTCACTCCTCCTAAAAGATTAAGGAGCCATCAGCTACATACCCTGCTGCTTGTTGACAGATACCTGATACTTCACAGTACCGACATCTTACAACCTGTCCTTTGATAGTATCGATGATGCCTACTCCACCATCTGCAGCTAATCTAGTTGCTGCATCCTGATAATTATCAAAATTCTTAGTTGATCTGGCTCGTTTTGCTGGATCTTTGTAATACTTAAATACATCTGGTTTTTGCCAGAGTTCTTCGGGTGTACACAATGGAAGATTTTTTTCTGGTAAACCTTCCAATGCTTCAATTTCAGTTGTTATTTTTTTAATGAAGGCATCAGTCTCAGCCAGAGACATAAGATCCAGACGTTGTTCAACTAATCGAGCTGTTGGATAGTTTTTATCTGTTCTGGCTTTTAAGCTGCTCCAATCAGTAAATATGTATTGGATCTTCATATGATCTTCTGTGACCAGATCAGGATTGAGCCAACGATAGATTGAGCCTTGTTGGATATATTTTTGAACATTGGAGCCACTGATGTAGTTGTACACACCAGTAGATTTGAAATCCTGTATTTCCCCCTGGATCACAAAATCGAATTTGCCAGAAATAATATATTTACCTGATTTCTTATTGGTTCGCTGTTCCATGAAAATACAGATGGAATCTTCAGTAATTTCTTCAGGTTTAGGATTTACCAGAATATTTTCAATTATCTTTTTTGGATACCCCAGATCTTCTAAAATTTCAGCCAGGTCACCACTCGTCCAGCTTTTCTCAATGGACGTATGTAAAGCCGATCCCATGCGTGAAGGGATCATTGCTGATATATCTGCAGTCTTTGATAATTCTTTATTCTGACGAGCTAGTACAATCGCTCTGAGGGGCTTTAATAAGGTTGTTGCGCTGATTATGTTTGGGTCATCTTGATGGTCGTAATCGTCATCTGCGAGCCATACAGCAAGTGATAAGGGTATCTGTGTTGCATTAGTAAACTGAGTCATCATCCGTCCTCAATACCAGGTTTGTAGTTTTATGGCTGCGACAGCCCACGTTCTTTTATAATCTGGAGCTGTCTTTCTTAATTCTTTCCAGAAACTTCTAGATCCATATGCTATTTCATATCGTTTATTACCAGATACTAATAGAACTTCTGGAGTGGAAGTCATCCATTTTAGCATAATTAATCCTAATTAATAGTTAAAAGTGTGCGAATGCACACGAGATCAATGTAAGAATTTATTTCTTGAGCGTTTTTCGTCTGCTTCTCGTTGAGCAATGATTCTTTCGTACATAGTTTCTTCTATATAACCGTAGCACTCATTTATTATATCTTCTAAAGCTCTTAAGTTAAGCTCAATTATGATAGTTTGTGAGTTTCCTACCTCTCGCATCTCATCTGTAACGATATTATCATTTAGATATTTACGGATAATATTATGTACAGTTTGTGGATCATATTTTGGAATACTAATGACATTATCCTCCTGCTAATAAAGATTTAATTTCTTCTTTAGTAGCCTTATTGGGAATTGGAGTTTTCTGACTCCAGTTATCTTTATATACCTCAATGTTACCACCGATTTTAACTTGATCATGCATAATCTCAGGTAAATCTTGCCATTCGAGGCATTCAATCAGATTATCATTTACCCATTTGATCGTATCGATGTCCTCTTTAACAAGGAAATATTGAGAATCATGAATGTGAGATATAGGCTTAATATCATATACATATTCAGAGTCTAGTAGACGCTCCTGAAACTCAATTGCAGCTCTGTTATTCAACATTCCATACGATTGACCCAGAGCATTTCCTACGGTTCTACCTTCAGCCTGAGCCTCATATGGGGTGTATGCTTTATTCAGGATCGTTTTAGCCAGTATAGGTGTTCTGATTCGTAACCCAAAGGCTACGGTCATATACCCCTTCTCAGAGGCTTCAATGAGTTTATCCTGTACCCAGGCATCAGATACCTGATACAGATCGTGATATTTGCTCTCAATTATTTTTGCATCAGATTCTGGAATACCCAAGTTATTTACTAGGGTATGCCATGTACCTTGATAGGTAAGGGCAAATGTTGGACCTTTTGAGTCCTGACGTTCATCTGGATACTTATCTGCGATTGAATTGATGCTTACTACCGATTCATTAATATCTGGCATTCTATCGCCAAAATATGAATAGGCTCTTAGGCAATGTCCATCATAACCATCAGTGTAAACTTTCAGCTTATTTGGATCTTTTGTTGTCAGAGCAGATATTCTGTCTTCCAAGCTGGAGAAATCAACCCCAACTAATACCCATCCTGGCGGAGCAATAAAACATTTTTTAATGTCTTTTGCATATTTTGAACCAGTACTGGGTAAATTTTGAAGATTAATCTTTGAACTACTGAGCCTTCCTGAAACAGTCCCACCTAAATTGAAATTACCATGTAGGTAATATTCACCATCAGGTTTCAACTCTATTCGCTCCAGGAAGGCATGTACAAATGTATTTTGAATTATTTCAGCATCAGCGATCTCGATCAGAGCCTTGAGGATCTTAGCTTGTTCAATCGCTGTTTGTCGTGAAATATTAGACATTACATTGACTTAGTTCAGCGCGAATGGATTCTAATTTTTCTTTTTCAATATCAAAAGCCACATAATCTTTTAGGTATTTTTTACCTTTATTAATTAAAGTTGCATCTGCTTTATAAGCAGTTAACTCTTTAGCAGGAGTTGCACCATTTGCTCGATTATTACGAATAGTAGTATCTGTGTGTTTAAATTTTTTCATTGAAAGTTCACATGTATAAGTGTACTTAACAAATTTATCTTTTATTTCTAATTGATACCCATTATGTTTATTCAAGCCTTCCTGATGATTCCATTTTGTAGTTTCACTTATTTCAAAATGGACAGTTGAGCTGGAAAGTTGTTTCTTTTTTGCAAAGAGTTTACCTTTTTTAACATAATCAGCAATCTTCTTTCCATGAATATCCAGAAATTCAATAAATAATTCTGATGCATATTCAATTTCTTCTTTGCTTGGAACCAAGCGACTGAAATGAATACCATGAATATTGACTAATGGTTTCCCACATTCACCAACAATCATTAGACATTTTGAAGTTTCATTGATTTCAGTATGATAAACACTTAAACCATATTTATCTAAAGATTCTTGACATAATTTTCTTAATACAAGTGACATTATTTTAAATCCTCATCTGTTAAGTTATGTTCATTCATTAGTTTTTTGAGTAGTTTTTTGACGGTCTTTCCTCCTGTAGCAGCGAGTCCAGTGTCAGTCTTGTCGATTACTTCGAAGCCAAACTGCTCATATAGCAAACCTCGAAGTTGTTTATTCGATGCAGGATTGAATGGTTCATAGAAATCTTCAATAGGTCTTATTTTCTTTTTAAGTAGAAGATTCTTCATAATCATTGCTTCTCTTTGAAGCTTCCATTCATAATCCTTAACAAGTTGTGAATCAGCTACAATTTTACGTTGAGCTTGTAAAATAGTATTTAACTTAGCTTCTGTATTTCTTATCTCCATGTAATTCATAGGCATCCCTATAAGTTCCATATGAGTAATTACTTTCATGCTTGGAAGCATTATCTTGTTATAAATATTTAACTGATCGTCCTTAATCATTATTGGATGATTTTTCTCATACACATACCAAGTACATAGACAATCAACCAAGTTATATTCTAATAATTCTGGCTTAGGTATTAAACAAATATTATGAATGTCTTCTTGTGCATAGTTACCAGCAAATTCAAATGCATTAGATTTTAAATCTAGTTTATTCCCTGCAGTCGTATTTGTAGCCAGGTAAGTAATAATCTTAGTATCATCAATATCTCGATACATAAGTTTTAATCCATGAATTAATCCTTTAATGTCTGAGGCATCTTTCATGAATAATCGATAGATGAGAATTTTTATGTCAAAGCAACCATTGTGATAAATGATTTTACCTTCATATGTTTCAAAGAAATTTTTAAGAAGAGCAATAATCTCAGGTTTTTCTGTACGAATTGCACATTCACCTTCTGTTGAAACATAAGGATTTCCATCTACATCATTTCCTAACCAATCATAGTCGACAGCGAAGGCGAAGCCTTCGTGTCGACACCATGCAAAGGCAATCGTACCTAATCCTGCATTAACTATGTTTAATGAGAATGTTTCTGTATCACATGTGATTACATGATATTTATGTAAATCATTAAGAAGAGCTTCAATGTCTTCTAATTGACTTGGGTAAACTGCATTATGAATAATTCCTTTACCCAGATCTTGATGTGTACCATTAAGATGTCCCATTACTGTATCCAGGGACATGTCAATTTTGTCTTGCATTACTGGGTTATAAAATAATACTTGATAGTTGATGGATAGAATTACATTAAGATGTTCATATCCTTTAATGGCACATTTCTTTATATATCCATGATGAGGTTCTGCTTTTCTCTCTTTAGTAAGAGTTTTAAAATAAGCAGCGTCAGCAACCAATAAAGTATCAACACAAAGCTTTACACAAGCTTTAAGAACAGTTTCTAAATGAGATTTAATTAATGATGCTGGAGCTTTATTATGTTCGTTATATTTGAGACTTAGTGCAATTATATCATCTGGTGGAAGTCCTCTTTTAATAAGAGGTTTAACATAAGCTTTATTAAGATTTATTTGTGAGAAAGATGGCTCTTTAATTAATAGAGCTACCTTATAAATATCTTTTGGATTCTGATGAAACAGAATATGTTTCATTTATTTGATACCCATTGAAGTTGTCCTTCAATAAGTTTTAATCGTTCATACCCAGTAAATAATTTAGTAATAAATAATACTATTGATATAAATATACCACTAAGTATTGCTACTAATGCTCCAGAATAAGTATTTCCCATGAAATACATAAATCCTAGAGTAATAATAATATCAAAATAAACATCATAACCTAACATTCTGCGTACCCATGTACTTCCAAATTTAACTAGGATTAATATAAATCCAATAGCACTTAGGATACCCATAATTAATACAGTAATTATCATTTGTTCGGACATAATATTACCCCCATCTTAAATTAGTAGCATGAGTAAACTGAACTGTTCTACTTTTACAATACAACACACGGAGTCCGTTCTCTTGTACACTGATAATTACTCCTTGTTCAGCATCTTCATGAGCAGCATTACCTAATGCATGATTTGGTATATACGTTACTGGATCAAGATAGTTATTTTCAGTAGAAACATCTTTACCTTCAATTTGCATCTTGTTGTTCCCCTTGTTTCTGTTGAATGTTCTGTAACATATCAATTAATTCTTGAGGACAGAATGCTATCCTGGCAGGATTATCTGGAATTTCAGTATCAAAGATTTCGTTATATGCAGTAATTTTAAGATGAGCTAATTGTCCGGTACGAACTACTGTTTCTATTTTAAATGGTTGAGGAGATTTCTCTTCATCAATTACAACGAAAGCAACATAGTCTTCATCATATAATTTTTGATGCTCTTTACACATTTCCCAGCCTACAAAATTTTCATGATCAAGAGTATTGCGTAATCGTTTATCAAGTAAAACTACTTCATCATGTTTTTTTGTACACACTGGGCATAAATGATAGCCAAGTCCTGCATGTGATTTTTCCATTTTATATTTCCTTCTTTGGCCTATCGTCAAATTGAGGATGAGTACGGAAGTACTCAGCCAAAAATAGTGTATTACAATGCATGTGATCTACATGAGGTAATCCTGAATCTGGATCAAGATTTTCTCCTGACATAAATGCCAGGGTATGACGTTGTAGACTGTCAATTACTTCTGTCCAGGGTAAACCTTTCTTCCAGTTGGCTCTGTCATATTTCTTGGCTCCGAATTCTAAAACGAATGCAGTTCCAAATATGGCATGTTGTGCCTCCATAACCATACTGACTTTTGGTTTACCAGTATTAAAACGATCACCTTGTTTAGTCATTCTGAACTCCTAATCTTCGAAGTGACGAGCTTGAAAACTGTCTTCAACATAAGACATGTCTTTCAGATCCCATACAGTAGCACAGGCAATATCAATAGCGTCTTCGACACTATCAGCTTCAATTTCAACTACTCGAGCATACGTTTCTTCAACTGTTATATTGAATTTAGGCATGATTATCTGTCCTCTGGACCATTAAAATGATCATGAATCCACATAGCTAAATTTTCTTGAGTGAGTTCATTACCATCATCAACTCGTTGCAGAATGTATTCAGCACATTCATTACATTCCCATTCTAATTGTGTTGGTTCACATGGGTCATTATTTGTAGTCATATTTACCATCCTGTTGTTTGCCAACATTTACTAAGTTGACGATGAATAACTTTATGGAATTTTCTAGCGAAGAATCTACGCCAATAATAAGATCTAATTACAGATGTGATCGTAAATATCGTAGTAATAATAAAGCTATCTTTAATTGTTACATATCCGTGCTCAATAGCAGGAGTTAACCCCCAACGCCAGATAGAATAAGCTAAGAGGAAACCAGTACCAATATTCATCATGGTTTCAATAAATGATTCCACCTTAGTTTGTTCCATCGTTATTCCTTATTTAATTTTTACATTTATTTTTTTAAAAGTGTCAGACAATACACTTAGTTGCCATGCTTGGAAATCAATAGCTGCTGTTTTCATATGTGCAGCAACAAGAATTGCGAATTCATTTGGGTAATCGTATTCATATCTCTTCCCCATGAGTTCACGCACAGTAAATACTCCAGATAACATATAATCATGAGCTGTCATTTTTGCTTGTTTCATTGCTTCATCTGGAGTTAAAGACACTATTTTTCTCCTAACGTATGTTTACGAAATGCTGCAACAGCTACAGGAACAATTGGCTCAATTAGTTTAAGAAGAGCATCAGAATAAACTCTGATCTCATATTGAGCATGTTCATGGCTACGTTCAGCAATAAATTTAAACAAGTTATTTAGATTAACAGTGGTAAACATATGTGAATATGTTCCTACTGGTAATACAGACCTAGCTAGTTCACGAGGACAACCACGTTTTAATAAGTTCTTGTAGACAGTAAACGATTCAGCGTTATTCATTTCCATCATGGTTTGAAAGAATTTACCTTCAGGATGTTTTTCTTTAGTACGCATTTGTTTATTGTCAGTAGATTGTTGAGTTATTACTTCTTCATCAGGAATATAAAATTCCTCTGGAAGCTCGCGATAGCGAGCTGACAGTTCGTTATATGATTGAGTACGATGTCTATGCCATTGACGGAACACAAAGATAGGTGCTTTAACATCAAATGTGAAGACAACTGCTTCAAATGGTGTGTTATGTCCATTCTTGTAGAGATAGTTTATTAAACGACTATCACCACCTTCATCTTCACCAGCTCTCCATTCAGCGTCATAGGACACTCGAGCGTTACGAACAATGGATAGATCACTACCCATATGATCAACAAGACCAACAAAACCATGATCCAATAATGCTATTTTTTCCATCGGCTATTCCTCTTGGTGATATTCATTATTTATTAACTTTTCTAAAAAGTATTCTTTACAGATATAATAATTAAGATCGTAATTACTATAATATTTTTTACGGTGACTTGTAGGTAATAGTCCATAACCAGCTATATGATTAAAATCATCAACTTTCATTTTTATAGCAATACGTTGACCGAATAAAAATTCGTTCATATTAATACGATGAACTAGATTTAATGCAGATGGAATTAATGTAAAATATTTTTGAAAGGT